AAGATGGTCATATCTAAGTTTTCTTCTTCAACTTTATCTAATACTTTCCAAAATTCTTTTGACAGTAATGGTTCTCCACCTGTAATAGTTAAATGTTTTAGGCTATACTTTAATCCGCTGTCCCACCAAGACCAAAATGCATCATTATACGGATTTACTTCTCTATTTGGTATTGGGTCTCTACTAATAAAGCTAGGTAATCCTTCTATGTCCCCATGCTGAGCTATTTCTTCTGCCCAAAGACTGCTATTTTGTGGTCCGCAATACGAACACTTAAAATTACATGTTCGATCAAAAGCAATATCTAAATGTACAGGATCGTGTGTTAATTTTTCTGCTACTGTAAATGGATTAATTTTGTGTTCAGTAATAAATTTTCTACTTTTTAAAATTCTATCACTTGTTAGTCCTTGATCTTCTCTAGTCCAACAATAATTACACTCTCTTGGTCGTTCACCGTCTAGCATTTGTTGTCTATACTGCTTTACCTTTTCATTATTTGTTAATGCTGTATGATCATTTATAACATCTTCTTTAGGAGTTACTATCGGTCTACAATGATGACAACTATAAGAGGTTCCTTCATAAGTTCGTACATTTGTTCTAGCCCATTTAGCTATACAAAAACTAGGACTTATCCTATCCAACATTCTTTTAGTACTAGCAACATCCATTACTTGTACCCAATACGCATAAACCTATTATATTTAGGTAACTCTAACGTACCTTCATATGCTACATCCATTGGTGTTTGATCAGCAAAGTCTTCAAGTGTTTCGCAACAATTTACATGACCTGGAACTTCAAAAAAGTTATTAGATTGTACTACTATCAACTTTCCTTTTGGTATTTTATCATACCATTCATCAAAATCAAAAATATGTTCGCAACTAGTGTTTATAATTGTGTTAGGGATATCAGTTATAGGTTTACTCATTCTGTTGTTCTTTACTGACCAGACTTCCCAAGTATGTTTTTCATAATTTATATCTAATATATCCTGTGTTATACTTTTAAATTTCCATTCGTCAATCATTTGCGGTTTATTAACTGCGTCAGCTATAGGCATACAAGTTTCATCAATATCAAAACTTCTAATTTTATATGGATCTAATTTTGAATTAAACAACATTGCGGCCAGTGTTCCATACCAACCTGCACACAAATATACTGTTCCTAATCTTGGATTGAGTTTTTCTAATTCAGAAATGACCCAACGTTTGCTTTTAAGTTGGCCCCAACTAAGTGCATCAGTAAAATCTGCATCGTGGTTATCAATAGCATTTCTTAAATTATTAAATAAAGGATTACCTGTAAGCACAAACATTCTGCCTAGAACATCTTTATCATCCTGCCATTCAATCATTGAATTTCTCCATTAACCAATCGAAGTCATTTATTCGCCTCAAATTATCAGGCGAATCGATATTTTTTTCACCGTATGCTTTACCTTCTGTTGCGCCACGCATGGCATATTCACCAAATGGTTTTGTCTTTCCTCTAGTACACCAAGTATTTAGACGTTTTAATGTTTCAACATCTTTTTGCCTATCAATAACTTTGCTACTTAACTTACAACATTCTCTAAATGCACTTTTCCAAGTATTAAACGGGTCAGTGTTGAATGCTGTAATATTTGCTAGCTCTTGCATAGCCTTAAACTTTCGACTAATACTAGTTGTCATATCAGGTTTTGTTATGTCCATATCTAATGTCATTTGTCTTGGAAATAGTTTTACGCCTCCATAGCCGTATACTAACCCATTAACCGAATTCCTTGCTCTCCATACATGAACATGATCTAATTGATGATTAGGAACTTCGTGATCAAATTTAAATTCATCAACTATATGTGCGTCACCATCAACAATCCAAAACATTTTAGTAAAACATTTTTTTGCGGCGGCAATATGTGCTTGATGTATTCCTTTGACTCCATGAACACGTTTTGCTAGAGGAAAACGCTTTAATAACTTATTATAGTTCTCGTCTGCATTAGGCTCTTGATATGAAATGAATACAATATCGTACATTACTTTCTCGTATCACCGTAATGAACAACTTTAAATTCATTTTGTTTTCTATCAAACGATCTCCAAGGATCAACAATTACACTACCTGGTTCTAAATAACAATATAATTCTTGCTTATGTGCTTTCCCCATATACTTGTATGTTACATCACTGCTATGTGCAAGTAATGCTACAGCTTTAAATGGTCCTTGTTGTGGATGGGTATATGGATCTACGTAAATAGGATGGTATCCCATTTGTTCGCAGTAGTGTCCTACTAGCAAACTATAACTACCATCTTGGTAAGGTACATCTGGTTTGTATGCTGCTCCATGTATAAGGATAGGCAAATTAGTTTCCTTAGCTTCTTCAACTAAGCGTTTAGCTAAATTTTCTGCTTGTATTTCTCTTGCATTCATAATACTATCAAACAAGTCATAACCTAGTCCTAGTTCTTGTGCCATATATCGTAGTGCAATATTATCACGTGGATGACATGCTCCTCCATCACCCATTCCCGCTGTCATATATTGTGGTCCCATAATACGTTTGTCGCTGTGTGCAAGTGCATTAGTAACAACATCAACATTTATATTGCCTTGCTTTTCCGCAACATCTTGGATCATATTTACTAGTCCTATTTTAGCACTAATAAATGTATTGTAAAATACTTTTATACATTCACATTCATCCCAAGTACCAATTTCATAGCGTGGATTATTTTCCATAACAGTTTTGTAAAAGTCTACAAGTTGTTTAGCATCACCTGTAGTACTTCCATCTTCCGTACCAATCATTACCATTTCAGGATTAACCATATCCCATGCTACACTGCCCATTGCAATTAAGTAAGGATTATATACAAAACGTGTATTTGTAACTAAATGAGCAAACTGTTTTCTAGTTGTTCCAGGTAGTACTGTGCTAATAAGCACAAGCAATTGATTTTTATTCATATGCTTGTTAGCTTCTTTTAAACAATCTATTACAATATCATAACTAAAATCTTTAGGTTCTAAATGAGCTGTTGGTTTGCGACCATCATATGCAGGATCATGCGGTGTAGGCACAGCAACAAACACAATGTCTCTATCGTGTACACAGGTGTATATATTACTGCATGCCAGTACAGTTTTACTGTCTTGATTAGCTATATCATAGCCTCGAACATCATGTCCTTTGTCAGCAATTGCTTCTGCACACGGCATTCCTAACTTGCCTGTGCCAATAAATCCTATCTTCAAAGGCGAACTCCTCTTTTATTATGTACATATATAATTATCTATGTTTTTTAAACACAGTCATGTTCCTGAGATCAGGATAGTCTTGAGATGTCCATTTCTTTGTCTTACGGATCTCTGCATCAGGCAGACGATCTAAGCCTAATTGGGCAGTTTCAGGTGTCATATAGTAATGATATCCTATGTTTTGTATATCTTGTTCTTTCCAAGGAGTATTTGGATTACGGCCATCGTAGCTCATACGTTTTAACACATCATAAGTAAGCTTGTCATCACATAGTATGGCTCCGCCTCTGCCTAGACTAAGATGTTTTTGAAACTGAAAACTTAAACACATCAATGTGCCTGACAAATAGCTATTTGCTTTCCAATAAACTGCGGCATCGATTATACGAGTATTTCCGAGATAATAATAATCCTCCCAATTTTCTTCACCCCAAAACCAACGTATTCCTAATTTATCTAGTGTCATAGGAACACTCGGATACGTATTAGTTGGACAGGTCATCGCTGATACTGGTTCTACTCTTAAACATAATTCAATTGCATGTGTGCAACAATCTGTTGCTACTGCATAAGGCGCACCATAAAATTTTGCAATTTGTTGTTCAAACTCTTTTACTGTATCAAAGCTCATTTTTCTTCTCTAAAAAAGGTAAAATTATTTCTTCTACAAGCATTTCATAATGCTTTGGTCCAGGATGTACTTTATCAGGATGCATCGGTGCATCATCTGTTTCTCGCTCTCGAGAAAACTCTAGCATACCGTCAATTGGTAAAAATCTTGAAAAATCTATTTGATCATATAAATGAGAGATTCTTAAAGAAGAATTTTTATCTAATACTTTAGAATTCATTGTAGTCATAAAATATTTTATATTATGTTTTTCTAAAAACCATTGTACCCTTAAAATATGTTCTAGCGTATAAATTGAACCTTGATCTCTTGAGTGCCAGAGCTCAAAATACCTACGTCCTAGCTTCCAACCAAGGCTTGCTATAACCCAATTTTTGTCATCTTCAATAAATCCAGTTGGGTTCTCCATCCAACCATCCCAATTAGTATATTCATTTTTGTCAAACATTCCGGCATCTCTAGCTAATTTATGTTTAGCATATTGTGGATTGTCAAACAAAAAATCCATTCTATCAGGACCCGACCACTGTACTCCAACTAAGATATCTTTTGCCGGAACACCATCTTTTAGTTTTTTGGAAACTTCGTAAATAATGCCTCTACTAATTAAACCATTTCCTTGGCTTGCTAATCCTTTTGATATAGGAGAATATTTGGGTAGAAGTTTTAATAAATGCTCTGGCCAACTTTCAAAGTGTGTAGAATGTGTTTCACTAAAACTACATCCACTTGTAATTAAATATCTATTCATCTTAAAAACCTTGCAGGTGTTCCTACATACACACCTTCTTTTGTAATACTTTTTGTTGCACTACTAAACGCACCAAGAGTAACATTATCACAAATTTCAATATTATTAATAGCTGCACTTTTAAAATTAAACATACAATTTTTACCTATTGTAGTTTTACCCGCTAGCATTGTGCCGCTGTGTAGCATACAATTATTACCAACAGTAGTTTGATGGCTTACTAGACAGTATGTTTCAATAAAACAATGATTGCCTACTTTTGCTCCTGCCATTAGAGAACTAAAGTTGGCTACACATGATCCTTTCCCAATTGTTGCTCCTTCAAACACAATAGCACTATCATGTACATACGTTACACAATCACTATCATACTCGTCTAACAAGTCAATAGTCTGCTCACGTTCTTTTAAGTCTAGTGCAAAGCCTATAAAGTACTGAAAGTCATCTTTGTTATCTAACTGCTTAAACTCTTGCGGGGTCATTAAGCTAGTATCTTCAATAACAAAGTTTTTTCCGTAAAACAAACTTTCTTGAGTAAGTGTGCTTTCTGGATAGCCAATGATTTTTAACGGCTTTTCATTTTTTATAATCATCCTAGCCTCTTAAATAGTATGTTCTTTGTTATCGGTTCTTGTAATAATTTTTCTTGCAAATCAAGTATGTGTACTTGGTTAAACATAACTGTTGGCAACATCTTTTCATATAATTCTCTAAGTTCTTCAATACTCATATTACCGAGCCAATTAATTAATTCAAATATTTTTGCTAGACGCTTATGGTGACATTCTTCAATATCATAGCTTTCATCCCAATAATCACTAAATGTTTGAAATCCCCACTTACGCATATATTCTAAATTACCAGGAGGTCCTACCATTATAAATGGCTTACAATTAATCATAGGATTCATTATTTTTTCTGTGAGTATGCCAGTAGCTTGTGCAAATCTTGTTTCATTTACAATAGCACAAAAAGATTCATTATAATATTCTACAGGGTTTGTGTTTATATGCAGGTCTGGAGCAGGATCATTAATGTCTAATGCATCAGTTAGCTCTATTCCCATAGTACTTGGCGCAATTAGATCTAATTTTTGAGCACCTTCAAGTATACTGTCATAGTTTGGTAGATTTGTTATATCAAACCAAACATTATTTCTTAAAATACTTTGACTTGAACTATAAATCCAACTTAAATGATAATCCGAACTATCAAAGTTTCCAGCAAGGTAACTTGCAATCAAATGCCTATGAGGTGCATATTTCCAATTGCCGCACCAGAATTTTTTTACTATATCTTTAGACGGTGGTATTTCAATATTAAGATCCATTGTTGCAGGATAACACCAGCCTATTGGAGAGCAAAATAATTTAAGATCTGGATATGTTAATCCGAAGTATTCATTAACTTTATAATCAGGAGTATATACACTTACATTTGTTAGTCCATTTCTTTCAACAAATTTTGATATACTATCTAATTCTTTTGCTCTAACATTTTCTATATCATCTATTTCATAATTAGTATATAAAGGTCCTTTATCAGGATCATCATTTACATGGTATGTACTTAATGGTTCTAGTAGATAAATTTTTAGACCTTTTTTGTTCATTCTATTTTTTGGTTTTGTGTCTAATATAGTACTTGGCATTTCAAGATAATCTATTTTTCCTACCCCCATATATACTGCATACGGATTTGATACTCCTTTTAAAAATGTTTTACCTAACTGAAGGAACATATTGTCCCAGCCCTTTTGTAAGTTAGTTTTTTCTCTTAACGGAAACCAACTAGGACCTAATGGATAGTTACTATATAACCCTGTATTATTAGGATTTAGTATGTTATGTTGATCTAATAAATTATGATGATGTGAGTATCTCATTACTTAACCTTCCATTTGTTAAAGTAAGGACTAAGTTCAGGAAACACTTTATGAAAGTCTAAGCCTCGTCTTTGATCATATTCTTCAAAAAACTTAACAAAATTTTCTTGGGCTTCTTGTTTTTCTTTATCTGATGTAAATCCTTGCTTCATAAAATCTAAGCTTCTTTCAAATCTTTGTATTTGATGTGGTTTGAATCCTACCCAACGACTTTCTCTATGTTTATCTATGTTGGCTTTCATAAACTCTAAACACTCATCTCCGTAATGCCAAAACTCTTTTGGTAGTACTTTCAAACTTTGCCACGCTGGATAATGTAATGCCGGTGTATCTACAAATACCCTATGATTTCCATAAAATGTTAGCTTTCCATTATCGTCACGTCTTGTCTTTTTTACATTATGCACACGCTGTAGTTCTAATATACCTTGCATTAAACGCTTAATACTTGGCATACTTAACATATTTAATGTTACAATAAACGTAACTAGCCCGTCTTTGGTTCTAGTAAGATAGTTGTTTACGTTATTCCATAGTAGATTAAAATCTAATGGATCACGCATATATTCTGCTTGTTCTCCCCATCCATCAACACTAACATATAATCTAAAACTTTCTAATTTCTTATATTCGTCTATAAAGCTAACAGTGTCTACAAATCTATTCCAGTTTTTTTGTGGAACACTAGCATTGGTTGTTATGCTTATATTAAGATCATCCCTTGGGTTGTCTAGCACATAGTCAAGTACACGAAATGTATTTTTATCCATTAGTGGCTCACCTCCTGTCATTCTAAAATGCTTTAGCTTAGGATATAAGTCAGGCCACCATTTCCAAAATGCCTCAACATAAGGATTTTCTTCTCTGTTAGGAATTGGATAGTGTCCAATACTTTTAAAATATTCAATACTATTATGTGGTACTGTTGTAGGATAAGGTCCGTGCTCTTTAATATCTTCTGCCCACTTACTACTTAGATGGGGGCTACAATAACTACACGCTAAGTTGCAAGCATGGTTAAAGTTTACTTCTAAATATGTAGGATCAATATCGCCATTAGCACCTGTTGATATTACGTCTTCCCAGCCCTGCTGTGCCCATGGTTCTGAACTACGATATGCTCTGTCACTAAGTTGTTTTCCTTGTGCTTCTACTTTCCAACAACTACTGCAACCATCTGGTTGCTTACCTTCAAGCATCATAGCACGTTGTTGTTTTTTCTCAGGTGTATTATGTAATGCACGTGGGTTCTTTTTAACAGCTTCGGGGTCAATTTTATGCAAAGGTGGGAGAAAACAACTATTAGTTAATCCGTTAGTTAAGTGTATACTGCTCCACAGCCATTTAGCCATGCACATTGTAGGTGAGATTTCATCCAACATAGGTATTACCTGCTGTGCAGCTGACTGCGGATCTATTTCAGTAATCTTTTTCACTTTAAATAATCACCATATACTTCTACTATTCTATTAGCAAACAATTCTTGAGATTGAGGACCTGGATGACTGTTATCTTGTGCCGTATCAACCCTATACTTTGATAAATTTTCTTCCCACCAAGTTATACTATCAGGTATTAATTCAGATAGTTGATTTTCTTCTGGAGGAGATGTATGTAAAATTTTTGTAATTCCATAACTTTTTAATAATAAATCAACATATTTTATATACCAAGAAGTAACTTGTAAATGATCAACATGGTCATATAAGTGCTTATAATAAACTGATGACAGCGTACCTTTTTGTCCGGCCATCCATGTACCTAAAGCATCGTACTTGTTTAGATTTCGGTGACTACCTTTTCTTAATATAGTTGTTCTATCTATAAAAGACCATTGTATAATAACTGCATCATCTTTTGAAATATGTTCAGCTGTTATATTGATAGCATGAGTTATCCATTTATTACTTGTACCAGGCCTACTATGATTTATTACTTCACTAAAATTTAATTTCTGTCCTAGTATTGATGCATACCCTAACTTGCTTGGTGCATGCCCGGGTTCAACTTTTCCAATAATACAATCTTGTAGTCCGTGGCCGTAAGTATAACTACATCCGTATGCAAATAGTTTAGCCATTTAATTTCTCCAGCAAATCATTTTTTAATCCTATGTGTATAGTTTGATTTCTATAAACCCAGTGGAAGAAGTTATGTGTCAATACTTCGTAGCATTCTTTATATAATTTTGCTATATCTTCATCTGATAATTTAATAATACGCTCTATTTCTTTAATGGTTGCTTTTAGTCTTTCTTCATTATTTTCAATAGTATCATAAGTCTCATCTATTATTCCGTCAAATGTTTTATAACCAAAAGACCTTAAACTTTTTAAGTCGTGTTGTGCGCCAACTAAAATAAATGGTTGCCAATATATCATAGGTTTAAATATTTTTTCACTAAAAAATGTTTGCCCGTTTGTCTGATATGTTTCTGTCACAACGTGCAACCAACTATTATAAAACTTATCTCTAGATTCATCAACTGTTGGATTATCGTCTGCGGCATTATAACCATCGTCATAAGTGAAAGGCAATCTATTTAAAAAATTTGGGAAATCATTAGTTTCATGAAGTTCTTCTTTAAGCTTAGGATAATGTTCTGGTATTACGTGGTGTAATGCTTTTCTAAATAAATGCAAAGAACCAAAATCAGTTTCTTTAGCACAAGTTAAAATGCCAAGATCTTTATACTGTTCTAATGCATTAGTTAGTAATACACGATGACCATGAGGTCTACGATTTAGACACAAAAATCTATTAGGACGAGTAACAGTATCTGTACTATTAAATCCATGTTTGGCATACTCTAGTAATCCATGATCATTCATATGCTGTTCCCACCAGTTGTAATATACTGTTGGAACACCGTATGGCGTTTCGTCTAAATTGCCAGATAAAAGCACAAAATTATCATACTGTAAATTATATTTTTCTTTGATTGCATCGATTAATATTTGAAAATGTCCATCATGATTCCATCCTTCCATTACATTAATAACTAATAATTTACATCTATTAGATTTTAAATTATCTAAATGTACTTGATCAATTTCTATAACTTCTTGTAATGAGTGTTTTGAATCAGGCGCTGGTACCCAAGGAATAGGATAATAATATTTCTGTTTCTTAATTGCTTTTAAGCTACTAACAGGATTATAAACCTTATAAGCTTTTTTAGTAGTCAATCCAAGAGGAATAAATGCATCAGAATGCTCAGGAAATAATCCTAAGAATTCTTTTTTAAATCCATTTTGAAATGCGTATGATGCTCTTCCATCACATTTTCGCCATCTGTCATCAGTTAAGTCTGATCTTTCCCAAACGTTCACCCTATCCATGTACTACCTCTTTGCATTTTTCGTAAAAATGAGAAAACTGTGGAAATGTTTGAACAAAATTTTTGTTGCGTCTAATATCATAGGAAGTAAAAAAATTATAAAACTGTTTCATTTCATTTGTTTTATCATTATTTAAATTTTGTGTAACATAATCTACAGCTCTTGCCATTTTTGCTACTTCAGTGTCTTGGAACCCATGATGTCCTATTTCTTGCTCTCTGTTATCTTGCATAAACTTAAGGTCATCTTGCATTATTTTTAACATTTCATTATCAGCAAGAGCAATAGTTTGCCAATTAGGATATGTTAAGTAGCTTATATCTAACCAAAGCTTTTTCCAAGTGCCTGAACCATGTTCAAGTCTCCATTTAAGTAACCATTCTAATAAATTACGAAATGTCGGAATACTTAACAAGTTATATGTTGCCATAATTACTGTTTTTGACTTCCAGTCTAACATTGGTATTTCTCTTGTAACTTTGTTTAAATTACTAATAAACTGATCATAATCTAAACCATCACGTATGTACTCTGCTTGAGCTCCTGTTGCTTCAACACTTGTATACAATTCAAAGTTTTTTACTTTATTGTTTATTATTAAGTCTTTAGCAATAGGTATAAATCTATCGATAAATGCATCTTGAACTCCTAAATTTGTGTTTATACCTAATACTAAATTAGGATTAGGATTTTCTTGTATATATTTTAAAACTTTCCAAGTATGTTTACTAAGCAAAGGTTCGCCACCTGTAATCCTAAAGACTTTTAAATTGGTATACAACTCAGGCCATATTTTCCAAAATGCTTCTATATAAGGATTTACTTCTCTATTAGGAATTGGTATTTGATTCTTGGTACGCAAATAATCAAGATGATGTACTTGATAATCTCCTAAATCGTATGCTCCATTAGCTTCAATATCTTCCATCCACTTACTAGAAATTTGAGGACTACAGTACATACATGCAAAATTACAAGTATTATTAAAACTAACTTCTACATATGTTGGTAAAAATTTATCACTTAACGGTGATTCTTTAATTTTTTCAAATTGTCCTTCATTCCAATCTTCACCACTCTTAAAATGTCTATCGCTAAAATGACCATGATTTAAATTTTCAATATTCCAACAGTAATTACACTCTTTAGGTTGCTTACCTTCAAGCATCATTTTACGTTGCTCTATTTTATGCTTTGTATTATGCAACGCATGCGGATTATCTTTAAGTTCTTCTAGTGGAATAAAATGAGGAGCAGGATGATGACAGCTATGAGTGTGCCCGTTATGTAAATGCATTGTTACTTGTGTCCATTTTGCTAAACACATAGAACAACTTATTTCTTTTAATTTTTCTCTTGCATATTCTGCACCAGCATTATACGTACTTTGACTCATATTAGAGCTCTTTGTCGATAAACTGGTTATGCATTCTTCCTGGATTTTGATAAACTGTTTTAAAGAACTTACTTTGTTCAGGACTAAAAGGTATTACAGGAATTGGGACATCAAGTTCATTTAGTAATTTTCCACCCAACTCTTCAATAGAGTCTGCTAGTCCATCCATTGACACCTTTGGTTCAACTTCATTCCAATAGTTATTTAAATATTCAAAATCACGAACATTTACAAAGTCCCAATCTGTTGCCATAGTTTTATAAAGGCCTTCTCGAGCACCATATATAGCCCATGATCCATTTTTAGAATCTGCTCCTACAGTTAACCAAACATATAATCTGTGTAAATTTTTCCAATGTAATTGTGCAAACTCTTCTTTAGTAACACGCAAGCCTCTATCAAGTGCCATTTTAACACCTTCTCTAAAACCAGCTCGCCATGCTTGTTGTGGAGTATGATTATTATATACATAACTAAAACAACTATTCATCTGTATATAATTGATATCCCAGCAGAAATCTACTTGTGCATGCTTATTATCCGGTTCAGCATTTTCATGGGTTTTCATTTCTAATACAAACTTTTTAGGCCAACATTTAAGACCACCGTTTCCGTACATAAGTCCATTAACTACATTATATCCTGCCCAACTAATTACACTATGTTGTAGGTCCTCGTGTTCGTCAAAGTCAATTTCTTGATTAATAAATTTTTCATCAACTATATTATCACCATCTACTGTAATAAAACGATCTGTTTCGCTTAATTCTGCACAAGCTTTGTGTGCAGCATCTGACCCTTCTACTCCATGAACACGTTTTGCCCAAGGAACTTTTTTACATAAATCTGCATAATTTTTTTCTGCATTTGGTTCGTCATAACTTAGATAAATTATATCATAATCTGTCACTTTAAATGTATTACTCATTCAATTACCTCGTGTGCGTAGCTATCAAAATATTTTGCTGTATACAAGCTAACATCTTTATTTTTTTCATTTTCAAATTCAAAAGGAATAACATGTATTTTATTTAACTCTGACATCGAAACTTTAAGTGCTCTATAAAGAATATTTGGATCATGTTTTGCAGTTATACTAAAATATAAAACATCGTCGTGATCATAATTTGTCATTTGTAAAAACTTTAGTGTTGCTGGATTTAAAGCTAATGTCCATAGTTCAGATGGTTTATCTTGAGTAATAATAATATCATATTCTTTATCAAGCTGTACTGTGTATAATTTTTTACCTAGTAAAATAGTACTGCCATTTTTTAATTTAGTTTGATCTACTACTTCTATAGTGTTCTCAGTTACAGAATAATCTTTTGTGTCAGTAGTATCAAATCTTAATAACGTATCATTTTTATGTATCCATTTTACAAGATGATGTTGATCCGTGTAGAAAATTACATCATTTGAAGTTTTGTCATATTCTTTTTCAACAAGACTAGCACTATAAATCTTATTATGTTCTAAAAATACATCACCATCTTGTATATGCGTAATAGTATCAAGACTCTTGTTACTATCTTTATAAAGTAACACATTAGATACTAACATTTCTGCATTGTTAGGATTAAATTCTGTACCTTTTGGTTGATCTTCGATTATTCTATATACACATTTACCAATCCATACATGTTGTCCTGCTAAATGTTCTAAATCATTATACCAAATATCAATATGTAATCCAATGTATTCTTGTGTAAACTGCAATGTAGTTATCGCTAGTGACTGTGTTGCTAAATTAGTTAATTGTACGTCTTCGATAAAAGGCAAAGAGTTCTTTTTACTAAAATTTTGTCCTTTGCGATTAGATTTTAACAATTTATAAACTGTATCTTCATACCAAACTAAATGATCTTTTTTGTATGCTGTATCTTTAAACCATATGTAAACTTCTACGCCATCATATACCTCAGTACATGCCATATGTCCTGACCTATTATTCTTAATAATAGGCAATTGGTAACACATTGTTGATGCTTCCTTATGTGCATCTTCATACGATTTTTCTTTTAAAACTTTTTGCTTTAATACTATATCATAGATAACAATATAATCTGATGTTTTCTTTTCTCCTGTAAGTATCGGACTAGAAACATCATGTGGGACTGCAAGTACATCTTCATTTTCATCAAATGGTTGCTCTTGTCCGCTTAGTCTAAGTACACTTCCAGTTTCTTTATCATAATAGACATATGTCGATTCAGAAAGCTTTACTTCCATTTGTAATGATTTAATTAGATCATTTAATTCAGACATTTAATAAATTCCTATACCTTTCAATTACAGGAGACTTTTCTAAAAAATCATTTTCAGTATAATGCAATATGCCTAACTGATCGTAATTTCCAATTTTAACTTTACAATCTCTTGAAATATAAAATCCAACTCGGTCTTGCCAATTACTTGCTCCATCAACCCAGCCTTGACAATTCTTTTTCATATGTGTAAAACTAGGAAAGCTTACGGTTGGGTTAGTTATATCATTTGTACAATCTAAAATCATAGCAACGATTGACGCACAAACATCTATACTTACATGTGTAGGTCTAGTTACTCCTTCTAAAAATACTTCGTAAAAAGCTTGCCAGTTTTGTACAACTAATTCTAACCAATGATAAAATTCTTGTGCTTGTTCAGACTTCTCAAAGTAATGAACTCCGCAGAATAAATTAGGTAATTTATTTGCAAGAAATGTTTTTCTGTAATATTTAGTATCTGCTATTGTTCCTCTGTAAGTATGTACTTTGCTAGTAAAAAATATTTTATAATTTTCTAAAAACTTCCACCAGGCTGATATGTCTTGTAGTACTAACATATCAGTATCCATTACAATTGTTTGATCATATGGACTAGCGTGATATATTTTCCATCTATTTTCAATTTTCCAACTTGAATCTTTTGCTGAATCTCCAAATGGTATAGGTATTATTTGATCGAATAGATTTTCAAACTCAACTTTATTATCAGTTATAATACTAATTTTAGTTTTAGGATTTGTAGATTTCAAGCTCATTGCTAAAACTTCTGCTTGCTTAACATAACTTACATCTTGGAGATTCTGTGCTAGTACTATAATACCTTTAGTCATTGTTAGCCTCTAAATCAATCATTCTTCCTAAACTATATTTGTTCATCACATGAATTGTTTGACCTTTAGTTTTAAGTGCAGTATATTCACCTAAGTAATCTTTCTTTTCTACTAAAAACATCATCTGGTCATTATCTAATTTCCATAGGATATCTCTATCTGTAGTATACATCATTTTACCAGGCATTGGTTTAGCAAATAATCCTTCTTGGAATCCGTTCATTATATGTATTGCAATACTAAATGCAAAATCATTTCTAAATAATGTAGATGTTATTTGATAAACTCTCCTATAATGATCCCATTCTTTTTCAATATGCTGTACTAAATCAAAATAAATTTTATTAACTGTAGTCTTTCTAAAAAATACACACGTTGCCCAATAAAAAGGAACACTAGTATCACTTATGTACTTAAATTCTTGTTCATCACGTACTTGAGCTATATCAGTTGAATCTTTATAAATTAAAAAGTCGTCTTGAGAATCAAAACAAGACTTTAGTAAACTATTACTAATAATATAATCAGTATCTAATAGTAAAGTTTGATCATATGGACTAAGATCGTATGCATGTGATCTAGTTCTATTATTAAATGTTGCTTGACGCTGATGCATACTGCCATCAAAATATAATCTTTGATTTTGCTGTGGTTTAGATTTTAAAGGAATAATCTTATCAAATACTTTGTCGTCGAAGTCAGATTTTATATACTCTGCTGAATCGGTCAATACAGTAGTTGGTATATCTAAGTATTTTCTTATACGCTTTGCTAAAAAAACTGCTTGCTTAACATAGTCAACCTGAGAATTATTTCGAGCAATTAAAAAAGCACCTTTAGTTTTCTTCATAGTCAACTAATTTTTCCACACTTCTTTGTTTTTTCAATTTCATGTAATCTGAGTGGTAAGAATTTGAAGCCACAAAATATACATCAATAATTGAATCATAAAATTTATCTACATTTTCTACAATAGTAGGAATACCATTGTCATCTGTTAGTACAGCATTAGTATCTTGATGACTTTCAAGAAGTAATTTTACAAAATTAATTAATTCTTTAGTAACAGTAAACTGACATCCATTATAGAAATATAATAGTTCTTCTTGATATTTTTCCGTCAATAACCTTTTTTGGTTATTTAATGTAAGCATGTAGTTTGAAAATTCTAAAGCTTTTTCTAATCTTTCATCCATACGAATTACCTCCTATAATATTATATATTCGCTGTGGCCACTAAAATGGCTGAGGTCTGAACATATTTACTATTATAGCACTATTATAGTAGGTAGTCAACCTTTAAAAAGCAGATATTGTAGAAGATGTAGGTGTAGATCTTTGAACTGTAGTGTAATTAACTCCGTTTATTATAGCTGTTCCGTTAGGTCTAAAAAATTGAACTAAATTTACTACTGAAGCTAATACATTTTCATCTGGATTTCCATAACTAGGATCTGTTATTTCGACTTTAAATTGTAAAACTGTATCACTAAGTTCCATTGCGTATATTGTATATCTGTTAGGATTATATACACCGCCTCCCTGATTGAAGTATGCTGTTTGATATACACTGGACATATAGTCATGACCAATGCCGCCATATGACTGTCCAACTCCGCTAGGTGCAATAGTTCCCTGACAACCAAAGTTTACTGCTCCTATAGCGTTTATCATACTTTTCCAGTCTAGTGTTTTTGCTTGGCTTCCTGAATATGTCATGCTTGGATTAAATCTAATTAATCCGCCTGCATTAAAGTATTCACGTCTTTCTTGGGCACTAGTAAATGTAACTGTAAATATATGACTAAGTGTTCCGTTCCAGTTAGTAGAAGTTATAGAAGTGTCGCATGGTAATAGATCTGCCTGCGTAGCATGACAATCAAATTTATTATTTTCTATATCAGTTGCTAGTGATTCTATTCCTGCAATATATGCTTCTTCAACTTTGTCGGCAGTTGCTGCATTTGTAACAAAATCGCCAATTTTATAAGCCAAAGGTGTAAATGCAGATGTACCTACTTGATGTATTTTAACTTTAGCAACATCAAGGTATAATCCTTGATATGCCGCTGCATCAATTAGGTCATTGCTTGCTGATTGCGTGAGATAGCTACTCGGAGTTTCACCATATCCAAATGTATAATCACCGCTAGAGGTATTTGTTTCAAGACAAGGTCCAAGGACTCGATCTACTCGAGTCTTTAAATTATTAAATCTTGATGCTAATATAACTGTTGGCATTAAATAACCTCTCTATTACTATTTAGTTGAATAATAGCACCTTTGTTTAGGAAAGGTTATTCGTCAGCTGTTCGTGTGCTTGGGAATTGTCTTGCGTCTCCAGGCCAAATAATTCTAACAGCACCATTTGCGCCGTTGTATCCGTCCCCACTGCCTCCTTGAGCACCTGGTCCTCCGCCATATGCACCACCGCTTGAGTCTAAGTTGCTGTTGAAAGAGCCATCACCGCCCGAAATACCGCCGGAGCCACCTTGTCCGCCTTGAGCATTGTTACTTGCTATGCCAGCTGCACCGCTAGTGCTTTCGCCGAATACTCCGACACCGCCACCACCGCCAGCTTGGTTGTTACCCTGTACTATAGTTGCGCCACCACCTCCAGCTCCGCCTGTGCCAGCTGTAGCAGTAGAGCCTGCATCTGATGCGCCGTTACCACCATTACCTGAATATCCGCCGGCGCCTCCGCCGCCTCCGCCTGTGTTACTGGCGCCACCATTGCCACCATTTCCGCCGTTACCACCGCCGCCACCTGGGGCAGTAAAGCCGCCACCTTGGCCGCCATCTCCAGCATTGCCTGCTGTTGGGTGTGTTTGTCCGCCGTCACCCATTAAGGTTGAAGGATTTATAAACCAGCTGTTGCCGCCTGAAGCGCCTGGTGTTGCGCCTGCATTAGTCAAACCAACGCCGCCTGCTCCTACCTTGACATCGTATGCTTGTCCAGGAGTAACAGTAATATTATTTCTCCAGCCAAGACCGCCTCCAGCGCCTCCGCCGCCTCCAGCACCTGAACCTGAGGCACCACCTGCGCCGATTGCTACAACAGATACACTAGTTACACCTTGTGGTACTGTCCAACTAGTTGTACCTGGGGTTGTAAATAATTGTTGACCTGTTACCACTGATGATGTTGCACCAAAAGTACCTGACCATGCTCTGTTAACTATTGCGCCTACGCCAGTGGCTTCTTTAATTACAAAGCTACCTGTCCATGTACCGTCTTGTGTGTTGTGTATGGTAAGTGTATATACTTGGGTTTGTCCATTAGACATAGCATTTGTAATCGAAGCTTTAGCATCAGTTTGCACACTTGGATAGTTAATACTGTAACTAGTTTTACTTGTTGTACCTACTGCTACGGCTATTTGACTTGGTCTAGTTAATTCTTCAACTGTAACGCTTCCTGTACCAGCAGTACATGTTACTGTAATATTTTGTGTTACTGTGCCATTTTGATTAAAGTTAATGGCGCTGCCACTTACTGTAAATGCAAAGTCTGCACTAGGAGCAATAGGCGATGGTGCAATACCAGTTGCTGATCCTCTGTCGCCAAAGTCTCCAAACCCATCTCCAACAATTGCCGGCTTACTTGCTAGTAAAATTCTTGCTGCATCTGTGTTGGTCGATCCTGTAAGTGCAACTCCGTTTACTGTAAACGGTATAGGATTAGTTTGACTTGCCATGTACGTAAAGAATGTTTTAGTAAATCCTGATGCAGGACCGCTTTCTCCTATATCTAAACCTGCTGATTGAAAATAGTTATTGTAATATTCTCTAGTCCAGTATGCTAAACCTGACGCATCAGGTTTTCTATTCAATGCGTATACGGTTTCATTGTTTGTGTTTTTCCAACCGCCATCGTTGCTGTACAAATTAACAGCAAGCAAAGCACCAATATCTAATGCTGTTGAGTTCGGAATATTATTTAAGAAAGTAGTTCCAAATTCATTTATCCATTGCGGACTATATGTATACGATAATACTGATCTGCTAGTATCATTAATTGTAATATTTACTGCAGATTTCCCATTGTTCAGTGTTATTGTCATTACTTCAACATCTTCAGTTGTGTTATCAGCTGTAGCAGTGTATGTTAATGTAGCAACATTATTCTGCATTACAAAATTACCAGATAAACTTGCATTTCCGATATCCGAAGTACGCACTCCTGTAATTGTGTATGGTACTGTAGTACTGTCTGTTACATTAGTTGTTGTCAATGTAATAGTAAAAGTTCCACCTTCTTCAACTGCATTTTTATTTGTTGATAGAATGTAAGTTGGAATAGTATTATCTACTGGTACATTAAATCCGGATAATGCTGTGCTTGTAAAATAAGTAGGACTTACTGATGTAATACTGTTAGGACCTACTGCTCTATATTGTTGTATTGTACTTGTTAATGCACCATCTACATTATTGTCTACATTATTGTCAACAACAACGTCATTAAATTCTATTCTAAATTCAATTACGGATGAACTTGTTTCTCTGGCTTTGATAGTATATAAGTTTCCTGCATATATTCCGCTATATGTTCCTGCTCCTACTTTAGAATATACTGTTTGATACGCCGAAGTCATAGTATCATCACCAATAAAATAACCTTGTCCACTATTACCAGCATAAGTCTGTGTTCTAGTAAATCTTACTATTCCTACTTCACTACATAGTGCAGCCCAATCAAGTCCTTTAGAAGTACTAGGATTAGTATTATTTGTAGATATTCTAATTTCGCCGCCAGCATTAAAGAAATGTCTTCTTTCATCTGCGTTGCTAAATGTAACTGTTAATGTATGAAATATTAATCCGTTCCAAGTAGCTGTTCTAGTACTTGTTAGTTTAGGTTCTAGTGCAGCTTGACTAGAATGTAATAATAATTTGTCTGATTCTATTGAATTCATTAACGATTCATAGTCAGCTATACCTTTGAGTGTTCCTTCTATATCAGTACCTACAACACCTGCGTCTGTGATTGTACCACTTGTTTCTTCTGCAATAATATTAAGGTCTTCAATAACTTGTCTAATACCAGTTTCAGCAATACCTACTTGGTGTATTCTTGCTTTTACCATATCTGTAAATATATTATTAATGTCTGATGATGAGATTACTGAATTGGCAGCTACTGGAGCAGATGCAAGAGTTTGGCCGTATCCACTACTTCCGCTTCCATTTCCTAATATGAGTGCGATTCTAGATTGTAAGTTGTTTAATCGCGCTGCGGTAATATCTGCCATTAGTTAAAATCCTTAAACTTTTAGCACACATTCAACTAACTTTTCACCTTCTTCAGTACTTGTTTCAAGTGCTACGCCGACTAGTGCATTAGTTGTAATAGTGCTGCATACTCCATCTTTCCAGGCATACACTGCTTGTCCTTTTGATATAGGACCATTAACTCTTACAGGAACCCTACCTTTTAAACCAACTGCTTGGCCTTCAGCTTCTGAGTTCATTAAGTATGCTGGGTTGTCTGATATAACACCAATACAAATATCGCCAACTCCTGCGGATCTCACTTCTTCATCGCCGCCTACTGCAATTGCTGTACCTACTGGATATTCTTCATCTGTTGCATAATTTTCTGCCAAGTCAGCATAACGTGCTTGTGTAGCAGTACCTTGGAATAAGTTAGCAGCAATATTTCCTGTAGCATCTCTAACTGCTACTGTATTATTTGATGCCGCTGAACTTGCTGTTCTAAAGTCTGTTCCTACTCTTAAGGCAGTAGCTTTTGATGCTTCACCTGTGAAGTTTAATGCATACACATTTGAAAATTGAAAAGTTCCACTTCCCAATGTAAAAGTGTTATCTACTGCTGGTAAAATACCTGTTGAATCAAACGTAACTGAGTGCGTATTAGTGCCTGCACCGTTCGTGCTTTTTATTTTTATTTTACTGTTGTTTCCAGTAATATTTTGAATAACGCCGTCTGCGCCGTTTTCTACTAATAGTTGTAAATCTTGTGAATTACCAATTTGTATTCCTGCATCTGGGAATTCAACAATATTAGCAAATACTGTGTTTGCACCTCCTGATGATGCTTGAATAAAGTTTGAAGCTTCTACTCCGCCTAATCTTAAACTGTCTGATGCTGTTCCCCAAAAATAATGACCTGTTGGAGTAGTTACACCATTAGTTGCAAGTTTAGTATTAACCAGTGTAATACCTTTTTTAAGTCTATCAAATCCTGTAATTGCGTTGCTGGTTGCAATATCAAACTCAACTGCACTAATAAGCATTACAGTTTCACTATTTAATGTACCTGCAATAACATTTCTAGTAGTACCATTAGTATCAAGTAACTGTAAGCTTTGCATTTGAGTTATGCCATCGCCTGCATTTTGAGGACCAATTAATACAAAAATTGTTCCGTTATAAACATATAGTTGGTTATTGGTAGTATCCCACCAAAAATCACCTACTGATAATCCAGTAGGTTGTGTTGTTGATGCTTCAGAACCACCGTTAGTTCTCCACTTTGTTCCATCATAAAATTTTAATTTCGAAACTGAAGTATCATACCAAAGCTGCCCGCTTAACGGTCTAGCCGGTGCTGTTGCTCCACTAAAGTTTTCTAATAAAAACAGGAAGTTTTCATTCTGTATTTCACCGTAACCTGCGTAATTTTTACCAATAAATTTTAAATCGGTAGTTTGGTCAACGGTCCCGTCTTCAACGTTAGTTAAAAGCGTGTTATTATATCTGTCTATTTGATATGCCATTGCAGTTCCTCTAAAGTACTTATATGTTATTTATCGTTTTGATCATATGTTAATAAGCAGTCGTTGCCTGCCACTCCCATGCTGTTCCGTTTGATTGATACCTCATCAAACTACGTGTTGCGGACAATGAAACGTTACCACTAGCACCAGCAAATACAATGTCTTGTACTACTGATTCGTTCTGCGTTCCATTAGAATCTACAGCTATATAACTAATTGTTTTAGCTGAGTTAACATCAATGCCACTTGCTGTTGCATTAGCATACGATGTACAATGAAGTTTAGCTTGTTTGCCAGTGTTAATAGTTGCTGCAGGATATAGATCATTTAGATAGCCTGCTACTGCCGCTTGTAGCGTCGAGCCTGTTCCTAATCCTGTTATATCAAAGCCCATTACAATTACTTCATTTGCAATTTCTGTATCTGTATAGGATTTAGTTGATACATCTTGTATATCAGTAGGATCACCTACACCTTTTATCTGTGGTGCACCTGTAAACGTTACTGCGCCTCCTGGTGTAGAATTAATACCGCCTGTGGCATTTATGTTAATTGGACTAGCTGAATTACTAATAGTATTACCGTCTATGCCAATAGAATCAACTTGTAATGATGTAAGTGTACCCACTCTGGTTAGCTCATCAGCATATAAAATGTTTGATAAGCTAGTATTTGTTAATTTAGTTTGCCCGCCAATTTTAATCGATTTTGTTGTATCTGATAAGTCAATATTTTTATTAAATGTCCAAGCATCTGTCGAGCCAAGCCATTTAATTTCTTTGTTGGAATCAGTTGAAAGAAGTGTAACACCACCGCCTTCTGCGCCAACATCATCGCCGCCTGTACTATCTGATTGATAACCTAGTTCAATATTTTTGTCTTCAACTCTTAATGTTACTGTATCAATAGTAGTTGATGTTCCTTCGACAATTAAATTACCTGTAGCTCTAATATCACCTTCAACATCTAGTGTATATGCTGGCAATCTATTAGTTGTAAATATACCAACTTTTGCTGTACTAGCATCTACGTATAAAGCATCGACAATAAGTGAATTAAATTGACTTGAACGTACTCTTAAACTTAGATCGTGGTTTAATAACTGATTTTCAACATAAAATCTTTCACCAATAACTTTTTGCACATTGTTTTGTGAAAGTCCAATTGTAAGACCACCTGAATTTTGAATAGTTAATGCGCCAGTTGTAACATCATTAGCGTTAGATGCTAAAAATTGGTCAGCTGTTTTAGTAACTCCTGCAGCATCTGTAAGACCTAATGAACTATTTGCAACACCGTGCCACTTAAATGTGGAATCGTTAATAATATTAACGCCTTCGTATATAATACCATCTGGATTAGTAGTTGGATCAACTAATCCTATTACTCTCTGAGCATAAGTAGGTGTAAACTGTATAGAGCTTAACACAGCTGAAAGTGTACCGCCAATATAAAGATTGGCTACTGTTCTTGATCTGCTTTGATTGTCAAGTATTTGACTAATTTCAAAACCACTTTTCTTTTGAGTAGTTGTATATTGCGGACCAACTAGTACTGTATCAGTTCCATCAAATGCATAAAGTTGGTTATTTAAATTGTCTATCCATAAATCTCCTGCAACCATTGTAGGCTGAGTATTTTGTACAAATGGACCGCCGCTGGCTTTCCATATAGTACCGTCATATACTTTTAATCTAGCGTTTGTTGTATCCCACCATAGTTGTCCTGTTAACGGTGTTGAAGGAGCCGCAGCATTACTAAAGTTTTCTAATAATTTAATAAAATTTTCATTAAAAGATTCGCCGTATCCAGTATAGTTTTTACCTACTAGTGTAAGATTAGTACTAGCTGTATCAATTTGTCCATCAATTAATGCTGTAAGTAGTGTACCGTCTGTTTTATTTAATTGATAACTCATGTTAGCACTCCAGTGTATATAATGTAGTTAACAGCTAGGTAAGGATCAATAGTATTTAATGCTGTACCTAATGTTGCTGTTGTTTTAATACCACCACTAGAAGCTAAACCTTGTGTTCCTTGTGAGCCTGAAGTAATAGATAGTTGAATCGCTCCTGTATCTGTTGGAGATCCAGTGCCAACCCTGGTTGCATAGTACTGTGTTCCACTATCGCCTTCCATGTCGTGTTCGTGTTCTGGTAAGTTGCCAACTCCTATTGACGTAGTTTCAGAACCCGATGCTCCGCCAATTGTTTTTGCTGTATTATCAGTTACCCTGCTAGCACTTGCACCGCCAATATTATCTAAACCTAATGGGAATCTACCACGCATATCTGGTAATGCAAAAAAGTTTACTCCAGAGTCTGAAATAAGAGAAGCATCTTTGAAGTTAAATCCAATTGTTAGCCATAAATCGTTATAATCTGATTTTCTAACTTCTGATCCATCACAAAATACCCAACCTAAAGGAGCAGTTGTACCACCATATATCATCATTGATCCTATCGGAGTTAATGGTATAGATTTTAAAAAATTAGCTTTAGTAATTCTAAAGACGCCAGTTGCTCCAGCTGGTCTGTTTATTATTAATTCATCGGAATTTGCCGCATCATATGTAACAGTTTTACTAGAAATAAATGTATTTGCAATTGACATATTAAATGTCTTTGTACTTCCGCCTGTTTGTCCGTCAAATTCAAAACTTGCAGCATCAACATCTCCACTTACTGAAAATGTTGTAGCACTTGCTAGCTTATCTGCAGATCCTGCTCTGCCACTTACTGTACCGCTAACATTACCTTGCACGTTTCCAATAAACGTATTAGCATATACACTATCATATTTGTTAATTAATGTACCAATATTTCTTGTTGATCCTACATCAGGAGCAATATTTCCTGTTTGTAATATTCCACCAACATCAAGATCTCCGCCAATATAAGAATTTAATGCAACACCTAGTCCGCCTGATGTAATAATTGATCCAGTACTAATACTAGTACTATTTGTGGTACTAGTAACTTGTAAAAATCCTGATCCTGCTACACCTGATTTAGGAGTAACCTTTATATTGCCTGCTACTTCAAGATCTTGTTCAGGAGCACTATTATTAATTCCTACTTTTCCACTTGCGTCAATACGCATTACTGTAGGAGTTGTTGTTCCACTACGTAATCTAAAATCAATATTTGAACCACTAGTGTTATGTTGTATAACAGCTTGTTCCCCGTCTACATTTAAACTTAGTTGTCCGCCTGTTCCAATAATAATACCATCATTATTTTTAATTTTTAAATCAAAATTAGATATTGAAGTTTGATCAGTTCTGACAAAGTTTGATGCAGGAATAGTTTGTGTGCCAACAACTAATGCATCTGCTTTTTCTGCTGTACCGTAATATTTTAATGTTTCAGTCCCAAATAATGCTACTGAACTAACATTCATTCCTGCTTTGATTCCAGTTGTAAATCCTGCAATAGCAGTCTTTGGTGTAAATTCTCTGTCACTAATAATAAAAGCTGTCTTATCTTGAACTTTAATTGACATTACTTTGTATGTTAAGTTGTCTGTTCCTACTAAAGCTTCAGATTTTGTACCTGTAAGTAAACCGTCAGTAAATTCTGGACCTACTAATACCCAAGTAGAGCCTGTAAACAAATATAATTGCTGGCTACCTGTGTTAACCCATAAATCACCAGCACTTGAATTTGCAACTGCTGGTTCTGAGGTTGCTTTTTTAAGTCCTGCCGCAGCTTGCCAAAAAGTTCCATCATAAATTTTAAGCTGATCAACTCCTGTTGTTGTATCATACCATAGTTGGCCTTCAACAGGACGCAGAGGTTCTGTACTATTAGCAAAATTTTCTAATAAATGTAAAAAGTTTTCACTAATTGCTTGGCCATACGCTGTTGTAAATCTACCAGGTAGACTTATCGTAGTTTCTGCATTGATAGTATTATCTTCAACAGTAATATTACCTTTGTTTACGGAGTCAGTATAACTAATTGCATATGCCATAATCTATTCCTTAACCCGCTAAACTCTGTACTCGAACAGTATAATCAATTTGTATTAATCTATTCAACGATTTTTGTACAGGATGAAAAATTACATGTGTAATAAGACGTCCGGTGCCTGATGCACTATAGCTTCTTAATCCTAATTCATCAAATACATATGCACTATCAGAATCAGTTGCATTATCAAATGCTTGCTGTCCGCTTGGTTCGCCATAATCTAACAAACACGAAACTAATATATCAGTATAATTTGTTCCGCTTACGTGTCGGGTTTCTGTTTTATTTCTAGCAGCGTCTGTATTATTTACACTTCTTTCGTCAACTACTTTTGTATGTGTTTGGTTATATAAACTAGCATTAGTACCTGTTGAATTAGGTGTAAGGTATGTAATAATACCAGTAGGATCAACCGACGTTCCTCCGTTACCGAAACTCATTTCATATATAAATCCAGCACCTTCATTACTCAAGCTTTCTGCTAACGCAATACTCATATTTTCATAATGAATTGCATTACGTTTTTCAACATATACTTCTTTTGACTTAGGATCAAAGATCTTTATATGTCCTTGAACTAGTACTCCATTTTTATCTTGCATATTATCGTTCATTGTAATTCCTATACTGTATTTATTCTGGTAGCGCCGATGTTCCTGCTCGTAAGAATCGAGCTATTGAATTTTCAGCATCTCCTAACATTTCTCCTGTACTTGTCCACGTTTGTCCTGTCTTTTTAATAACTGTTACTTTAGTATTAAGCAACGGAGTTTCACTTAGTGTAATACTATTTGTACTAGAGTTAAATTCAAACTCTTTTGGTAGTGTTACATCACCATCAGGACTATCAAGAGCAATCATTGGGTCAAATGACTGCAAAGATGTCTTTCTTAGACGTTTTCCTGCTGAAAATACTTCAATTTCATTATATGTTCCAACATCAAACCCTAATGTAAATGTATTATTAGACCCTGTTGCAACAAAACTTTGCGACTGTGTCATATCTTTATACGGTACAGTCTTACTTATGTTCTGATCAAATACCTTTTGTCCTACTGGATAGGAAGATTTTACTCCAGTTCCTAATGTACCTCTTCGTAATTGTTTCAATGTATTCCCATCTTTTACAAAATATTCAATACGTTCTCCGTGTATGAAAAGCACACCTGGAATATTTTGACCTTTACTAGGTACTGACAAATTAGTACCGTCAACTACTTCAATACGTAAATCATCGCTATTCAATGGCTCACGTAAAGTAGTAACTTCTTTATCTAAACGCTTAAAGTGTGTTCTATTCAACATATCTTTAAATTGTCTATATGCAAACTTTGCTGTACTTATCTTTTCTGCAAAGTGTAATACATCAATTACATCATTAGCTGCTGGAGTTCTTACTAATTGTACTTTCATTTGGTCATCTGTTACTGAGTAATCAACACTAGGTGTTAGTAGTTCGCCATTAACACTCACCCAAACATATTGTGCATCAACAGCTTTTTTCCTTAGAGGTATTTCTCCGACTGTTAATCTATTATAAGTTACATTTTGTACATCCTCGGCTACTAATACTGACCTACTAACTACATCATAGTTAATTCTTTCTATGCCAAGTAAATCATGATTTGAAAACTGGAATATTTCTACTTTCTGTCCTGCTGTAGGAGTTGTATCAAGTGAAACAATTTTACCGTTAATTCTATAATCGCCGTCTGTAATTGCAAATATTTCAACTGTTGATCCTGGTTCTCCAACAGTATCTGCTAACACAATGGAACTATTAGCAATATCAAATCTCCATTCATTTGGAGTAAATTTTTCTACTCCGTCTACAAATACTTTAATATCGCCGGCGGCATTAGCACCAATTGGTTCCTGGAATGTCTCAATTTTAAATTCCCTTGTATTGTCTGCATCAACTGTGTGCTGAATGTTATATCCAGGATTTAAAATTTTATTATCAACTTTAACAATAATATTATGTTCATTAGGTAAAGAATAAAACGGAGTTTGAGACAAAATAAACTGTGATGTAGATCCATCAGCTTCAAACTGATCTTTGCTAACTTGACTATAGTTTATTTTTGTCTTATCACTAAACACTGTGTAATGTATTGTTTCACCACTTACAGTCCTTGGAGTTTTAAATCTAATCCCAATTTTAGCTATAGGTGCGCCACTATCTTCACTATTGAAAATTTCTACATCAGTAGCAACACCATTTACACTTACAAAAATGCTAGTATCTTTTTGCCAGTCAACAGTAGTTAAGTAATCCGATTGTCCTGCTAAAGATTCTCCTTGTCCAAAATCTAGTACTTTTTGTGTACCTTGTGCCATTGCAATAATGTTTAGTTCAGCACCAGGAGTTGCTGAGTTAAGTGTTATACTATTAGACGCCCAGTTAATAACATACTGAGAGCTAGTTAAAAGAATGTTGTTTACCTTGACGAACACTGCTTCTGAGGTACGTGGAATAACTCCTAAATCATAAACAGTTGCACTACTCATAATATAACTTTGGCTATGTATCATTCCTTGCCCTGCACTATCTCTAGTAAACACTTTTATATCTAATGTGTCATTAACTTGTCCTGGAACTAGTTCTTCAGGGCCGCCACTGGTAGTTGGGGTTACAAATCCATCACCGTCAACAATAATATCTTCTGCATTAATACCTGTTGCCGTTTTATATGCTAAGTCTCCACCTGATAATGCTGTATCATAACTTTCGGAATCTGGTAAAACACTACCATCACTAGTTGTTTTTCTAACAATTAAAATATCACTCGGTAATACTCGTATTCCTAATACTTCTAAATCAAGGACTTGCGTTACTCCGTCGCCAATAACAGAATTTGTAATAGCACTAGGATTCTTATTTAATGTACTATTATCATAATTCGGATCGTCTATACGTACACCGTTTAGATAAAAATTGTACATAATGCCATTAGCTAACGGTTTTGTTAACTGCACTGCATTTGTTGATCCATCGGAGTAAAAAACTTCATCTTCAAATGTATTATCAAAAGTATCCCAGCTATCGGAATACCATCCTTGACTATCCCATCCGGCCGGTTTATCAAATTCGAAACTACGTACTTGAACACCACCATAATCAACTCCGGTCATTAACTGTTGTAATTCTTTACCATACATTTCTGCACTAGGACTATATGCAAAATTAATTCTATCTTCAGCACTTAATAAACTAATTGGTCTAAAATATTTTACTTTAATTTTAAATGCGTTTGCAGGTGGTGTAGTAAATGTAATTTGTCCTTGTTCTCTAGTGTAACCAGCTGTAGTATTTTCAACATTTTTAAATGTATATGCACTTCTTAGTTGCTCAATTAAAGAATTATTATCTTTACCGACCCATACCTCTACTTTTGAGTTTGAAAGGTCCATAGGCCATTCTAGATTATAAATTAGATTAGTTCCTGATCCTTCTAATGTTACTTCTTGTGCTAATGATGAATAATATACTTTTCCTGAAGTTCTATCAAATTTAGTTACAATCTTTGGACTTCTAACTACGCCATTTCCTAAAATAGCAGTAGCGTTAGCTTTAGTACTTCCTTCTGTTTGAGGTCCTTCAATTTGAACTACAGGAGTTTTAATATATCCTGTACCAGGTGTTAGTACTTCAATTTTAGTAATTTTTCCATAACCTAAATAAGCCCTTGCAGTAGCACCTGTGCCTTCACTGCTAATTATTTTTACAGTAGGAGTATAAGTATATCCCGTTCCTGGTTCAGAAACTTTAATTTCTTTAACCTGGTAACTGTTATTATCTGCCCAATGTTTTCTTGGATAAGTTGCTACGCTATTAGGAGCACTTACAACAACACCGTCAACAACCTGTGCTTTACTTGGCTCTATAGCTTTATTTTGTTTACTATACTCAGGTGGTAAATCAAAATCGCTTACACTAGAATTTGTTGGTTCTATATTTGCATAGTTACTAATAAATTCTCTTATGTTTGTACTGTACGGTTTAACTTCTTTAATATATGCTTCATAGTTTGCTAGGTTATCATTATTAAATGTTATATCTTGATATAAAGGTCCAATATTATGTTTAGCTTTAACAAAGCTAGTTTTAAACAACCAATCAGCGCCTACTTGTTCTGCAAGTACATAACGCAATGATGCAAAGAATAACTCATTATATTCTACTGCTAGTGTTCCAACAAAGATATTATCTTTGATAGCATTTAAAATAATTCTTAATTCTTTAGACGGAGTATTATCATAAAAGAAGCTATCAAAACTTCTATTATCAAAACCTACAGTATTTTTACTGTAGTCATAAAGCTTATCATTAAATTGCACTGTACCATTTTGTCTGCCAATTGTTTTATAATTTACAGTATAATCTTCAGTATCTTCATCTGCTATTTTTTCTAGCAATAGCCAGCCACCGCTGCCTACTGATGTAATTTTAACTGTATTACCTATTGCGTTATCAAGGCTTGTTAACAAATAGGATCCTGCAATAATATCGTCAACTTCTGTAAACTGGTTATATCCATCTTCATACCAGTCAATTGTATCCCAGAAGTTTGTTACGTCATAGTCTTGTATACTTCTTCTAAACCAAACACTTTCTGCTTCGTTCCAAGAATATAAAGCCCATTTGTTAAACACTGTACTATCAGATTCAACAAGTACAGTATACCTTCTTACAGATATACTAGTAGATTCATTGTAACCCGATCCTTGGTTTTCTACTATAGCACTAGTAACTTTTCCTAATGTATCTATAGTTAATTTTATTTCTGCATTTTCGCCAACACCATTAATTTTAATTTTAGGAGGAACTTTATAACCTCTACCAGCGTCAGTAATATCAACTCTTGTAATTTTTCCATTTAGTATTATTGGAGTTAATTTTGCAGGAGTTACTTTACTTGTGCTAATAAAAGTTATTTCAGAATATGTACTAATCTTATGATCATATTCGCCACTTAATAATGTTGGAAGTGGTTCTTTTTGTGACAAAGCATCAAGATTATATTCATCAGCAAGTAAGTTCTCTTTACAAACTACGTTAACTCTTTCAATAAATTGTTTTAATGCTTCGAATCTGTTTACAAACATTCCTTGTCTTGGTCTTTCTTGTATACCATAACGACTTTTTACAGGAATTTCTTGATTTGGTACTGAACGTTGTTTGGTATCAAATCCAATTAAACTATCAAACCATTTACGTTGTATATCTGCATTAGGTATACTAGTATCTAACCCTTTGGTTAGTATTTGATATTGATTATGTGAGTTTTGGCGTTGTTTATCAATACTATTATTTGTATACTTAATATTTAAAACAACATCGTCATTGCTAACAAGATCATTACAGTTTGTTAAAAGAAATTTATCCTTGCTTAATAAGCTTACATATCTATACTGTTGATTTTGCGGATCTGCTATAAGTGCTGCAATATTCCTAATACTTAACTTTCTACTTTTAATAGACGGTACAGTTTTTTTATTTTCTACCCAAAAATAGTATAGAGAACTAAATGACTTACTTACATTATCGTAGACTAGTCTAGTTGTATACTTTTGATTTCCGTGTAAACTAATTCCACTAATACCTTGTGCTAAACCTTCATCAGTGTCTGCAAAACCATCCCATGTATTAGGTAACAATGGGCTCTCAACCCATTCATAAACATTAATAACAGAACCTTCGAGCTGTGTGTTCCAAGTATTTTTTTGGAAATTTGTTGTTCCTTGATAAGGATGAGCAAATCTAGCAGCTTCAATATTCCACCAAACCTTACCAACATAATTTTCAGCCCAATGCCTATTAGGATCTACATTATCATCTGCTAATTCACCTGTATTATAAAATGCCGGATCATATCTAGTTTTAAATGAAATTTCTTGCTCTGCTACTCCTGCAATTTTTCCTTGTATTGGATCAATAAAATCAAGGTATGTAATAATTTGATTAGACTTTTTATTATACAAGAAAGTACCTTTTATTTTATCTACATCAACTGGAGTTACGCTACTTCTAATCTGTGTCCATGCAAAAGAATTAGGTTGTTTTCTAAAGTCAACTAAGCCGCCTCTATAAGTTGTGTCAAATTGCTGTGGCATTCCAATATATAAATGATTATTATTTACATACATATGTTCGCCGAAATTTGTTTGAATTAGAGGATAACTAATAATCTCTGATTGTGATACTTTATTTTCTAAAATCTCGTATAGATAAACTACACCTTTATCAATTTTAATATTTTTAAATGTTGTAAACTTATTATCAAATGTAGTGCGAACTTCTTTCTTTGTTGACGTAACATCAAGCTGGTAAGAATCAGTTAATGTTTTTTCATAAGTATCAAACTTAGTATCAATTTTTTGGTCACCATTTAAACTAGATATTGCAAGTGTGTCTTTTCCAAAATCTAAATTGTAGCCAAATCTTTCAGACTCTTCATCTTGTGGTGGAAGCAATACTTGTGTTGGATTTGTCTCTCCTTTAGATGCAGATGTAAACACTGTTGGGTATGTTGCTGATAATTTTAATAGTGCAGGTTTAACAACTGTGTCAATCCAAGCAAAATTATCAATACTTTCATCAGTTGGATCTGTTGCATACTTGTGAAAGGCTAATGTATCTTGTGCAGTAATATCAATCGTTTGCTGGTTAGTACTATCTGATACTGTGTTACTTAAACTTGCATCAGCATAAATTCTACCGTCTGTGTGTTTTGTTTGTAAAAAAGGAATCAATGGATGAGTAAGATTTCCTGTACTCATTTGACCTACAGCGGCTGCTACTTCAGTCCAATTAATTTTTAATGAAGTTGTTGGCGTGCCAAATACTCCACTAGCATTTTGATTGTATATGAATACAACACCTTGATTAATTCTTGTAGTATCTCGAAGTGGCGAACTTACTGCAATTTTGTCTCCTGCTGGATTTAAACTTATTTTATCAGCAAACCCATTAAGTGTATCGGGCTTTGTAATCATCTGAGAGAACTGAAATTTATCGTCAACTTCTCTATATACAACTACTGCAATATCTTGTGTACTATCTGTTAGCACTTGCTTACTAGTAGTAACAAGTACATCACCGTTTGCACTTAAATCAAAATCATCGCTAAATTGTGTAATGTTTTGTATCGGATCAAATATGTTTTCTCCGTAATATGCTTTAGAAGTTCTATTTGGTAATATTCCAAGATAATCAATATTACTGCTTAATGTTTCCCAATTAGTTGTTTCCCAAGCCGCTCCAGCAGCAATGTTTGTTTTAGATTTATACAAAACATCATTATAAGCTACTATGCTGCCTTTTTCGTAGCTATAAGTATTATCCCATACTCCTCGATAATTTCTATCTCTTCCGCTTTTCCAACTAATATTTTCCCAATATATAGGATCAGTTATAAAGTTTGATTCCGACGCAGCTTTTATACATTTGTAATACTGATCTTGGAATAAAACAATATCATCGAGTAAGTAACTTTTTAATTGATAAGGACCTTGAAAAGAATCTTGCTGGGCAGCAGTATATCCATGTCGATAAAATTCTATACTACCTGGATCCTCTCTAGTACCTAGCCCTTCACTTGAGACAGCTAGTGTGTAATAATTTCCAGTTTGTACTATTTTAACTTTTTTACCAAATTTTCTATTTGCTTTTTGGTGCTCAGAAACTAGTAAATATTGTCTAGAATACACACCGTCATCTCGCCTGCGGTATATTGCAACAGCGCCAGCATCATTAGGTCCTGCTGTTCCTGCAGAAGTAGCATCAAGATGAAATACTTGTGTATAATCTTTGTTTAAGCTATATGGAGGATTTGGTAACCTTGATATTCCTTGTTCGGTATTTTCGTTGAAGAACCAATATTCTTCATCAACAATTTCAGGATTTGCTACAACACTAAAGTTAGAACTGTGTTCAAATACTATTAGCTTACCAATTATGTCGGTTCCTACAGCTATGTCATTATCAACGTCTGCTACAGTCCCCATTATACGTGCAACATCTCCAGCACCACGAACAGATGTATTAGCTTCACGCTGTATAGAATATTTTCCAATATTTGTTAATTGGGCCCAGTCTCCTGAAAGTGCTTTTACATATACTCTTACACTGTTAAAGTTTCTACGATAAAACATAACTTCAGCAGTACTAGTAGTCTGTGTTGTAATTGCTAAGCCGCCTTGGCCATCGTTGGGTATTTGTACATCACTAATTATGTCGCCAATGACAGGCTCAAACACATTACCAGCAAAGTCAAACTCGTCAAACGTAAAGTCAATATAACCGTCCCAAAGATCAACAACTGTTTGTTGTTTGTTAAGTATGTCATATGTAAATCCTGGTGTTGTAACGTCAATAGTTCTATTATCGAGATTATAGATTCTAAATTGTGTTGTATCATTTGCAGACAACGTGTCAGTAAAATCTTTAGATCCTCTTACTACCCATTTGTTACTAAGTTGATCTGCTTCTACACCGCCTGGATCTCCCCTATAAGATAAGTGTGTAATATAACTAGCTCTGTTTCTATTTTTAAGATAGGTTCCGATATTACCCACGGCCTGTTGAATATTTGAATAAGTGTTTAATGCTCTTGTGGATGATGCTAGTCTAACATCTGCATAAACTAATCCTCGACCAGTATCATAATAAGTTCCAGCATTAGAATATTGAAAGCCTGTTGCAATATACCAAAAACCATCTACTGTTGTACTTGTATTATATGTCGATACTTCTGTGTAAAAACCAACAAATACAGTTTCGTTAATAAAAAGTTCATCACTAACGCTAAAGATACCATTTGTATCTTTAAGGTAAACTACTGCACTATCCTCTTTAGTTCCTACATAGCAAACTGTAGCACTACCTGTTGTAGTAGTAACTGTTTGGCCAACTGTAGGAAGAGTAACAAATGTTGTAATAAACAATACATGGTCAACTTTATTTTGAATAACATGATTTCCAGTTAAAAAAGCACCGGTAATTTCTGTTATTGCTCCGCCAAAAGGCTGATAATTAGTTAATGTAGGATATGCAAAACTACGTTGATTCCAATAGAGGCTAACAGTGTCACCTACTGACGTACCTAAATACATATCGGTAGGAGCTCTAACAAGTATGTGGTCTACTGTATTATTTGCTAATCCTGGATCACCTGCAACCAAAAGTTGAAGTGTTGTTGAATCAGCATCTGCAGATGCTGCTAAATTAACATAGGTATCAAATGTTGTAAATGGTTGTGATGAAATTTCCGGAAGTATTCCTCTATTTGCTTTCCATAAAGTTTCTCTATACTTTACAGTATCGCCTTTAGTGTATGTTTGTGTTTTATCAAAGACGCCTTTGAACTTTGTTTTTACACCACTAGCATTTGGAATACCGACTACTAAATATTCTCCGTCTGGACTTACTGAAACACTTTCACCAAATCTAGTTGTTGAACCAATTGAAAGCATAGTCTCGTCACTTGCTATTTCAATAACATCGTCAAGTACTAAATTATTTTTTTCGTCTGTTCTTTTATAATGTGTTACTTTTCCGGTTCCGTCTCCAGGTGCAGCAACAAACACATCATTATTATTATCTGTTATTGCAACACTTTTACTGAACTGTTGCGAAGTACTATCAAACTCTGAAGGATTATAAATTGTTTGGTTATTAGTATAAACTGGCTTATTTTCAAAAACTGCCCAGTCCCCGTTAAAACTGTCTATCCAAACTTTTTGATTTTCATACATATTATAGCGACTTACATTAAGTTCATCTATTGTTGCTCTACGTACTTCTCTAAATTTTACTATTTGATAAGACTGATCTAAGAAATCCTCAATATCTGCATTTATGTCAGCTTTAATTGTAATTTTATTAAGATTCACACCATCTTTGTCAATTGCATATAGTCCATTAAGTTTAAATTCTTGTGCGCCTCGTACGCCAATAATATCAGATTGTATAATTAATGGTCTAATACCATCACCAGGTATATCTGCCCATGTATCTAATTCTAGCTCAATCAGACGCAAACCATCAGACGATAGCCTATCTGTTTGGACTGTAGCAGCCATAACTTTGCAGTCTACTGGTATTAACTGATATACACTCCAAGAATCTTTTCCTGTTTCAATTATCCAAATGTACTCACCTAATTGTATAGCATTCACATCGCCTAATGATAATTCAGGTATACTTCCTGCTACAAATGAAACATCTTGTTCTGATACATAACCACCTGTTTTAATATATTCGTCATTCGCTCCGATTACTTTAGTAGGAAAAGGAGCATGATTATAATCTTGTTCTTTGTCATAAACTTCACTTGGAAGTATTCTATAAACTTTTTCATAGTTTGTTTCTGGTAGTGTATTAACTAACTCAAATGCTTGAGGAGTTTCTGTCATTAACTCTTCTTTGAGAGAATACTCTACTTGTTTAATAGCATCAGTAGCTCCAAACCTTCCTGTTTGTATTGCCCATTCTTCATAAAAATCTAGTGCAGAATTTGTTCCATCTCCTAATGATTCAAATAATTTTGTTAACGAATTCATTGTACCTTTTTCAGCTATAAATCCTCTATAAAATTTAAACTGACTTATATCATCATTAATAATGTTTGCAAGATACTGTCGTTTTTGATAACCAATTAAATGCTGTGCTAAACGTTGCTGTTCATCATCAAATCCATCTGAATCTAAATCATAAAAATCAGTAAACTGATTTGCTTTATAATCCATATTAGCTGTTAATTCTGGAGTTGGTTTTTCGTTAAGTTGTAGCCAACGTACTGATTGAAAGTCTTTTGATCCTGGAATGTTATTTTTAGCTGTATAATAAAATTGCTTGTACTTAACTATTTCGCCAATTTTATAATCTCTCCATTGTGTCCAATCAGTGATTTCAGCATCATCATATAAAAATCCAGGTAGATTTAATCCTCCATTCCAATCATCAGTTCTATAACCACTTACCTTAATTCGATCTTGTCTATAACCAGACTTTGGTTGATAAATTATGTCGCTAAATGAAGTTTGATTTTCTAATAGAACTACATGTTCTTTTTGTACAAGAGGTAACGTTATATGATATAAGCCGTCATCAGTATCTTCTACTGCAAGCCCAAAAGAGTTACCATCTCTAATAAGTCCATTAAAGTCTGCTTGTAAAGGTTGACCATTAGCTTTTAATATGCTATAATCATAGAACTTATCATATAGATTATCTACAACAACAAAATCTCTATCAAATTGTATTTTTGAAGCGCCTGGGCTTAGTGTAATAACTGTTCCTGCGGCCCAACCTTGTGTTGTAAAGAACATAAATTCTCTAGCAGTATTTTGCCAGTTTTCAACTTTTTCATTAAAAGAATCAACTTCATTAAATGTAAATCCTAGTTCTTTCTGCCTAGCATTATAGCCTAACATAAAGTCTACTACTTCTTGTGTGTTATTTAATTTTGTTCCGTACTGTAGCGTATGTACTTCTGTATTATCAAAATCTCTAAAGAAAAATGCAGTACGGCCACCTGTAATAGGAAGTTCTTCTAATTTTGCAAAGCCATCTATAGTAAAAGTTGTACCACTAGTAAACTGCCTTGCTGCCCTATAAAACTCGTTTTTATATTGAACAATCATCCCTCTCTCATAAAGAGTATTTCCTGACCATTCTTGACTTGCTTCAGATATGCCTCCAACAGTTACAGTTATCTTTGATGATCCTTGAATTGGCTTGTAGTATTCAAAATTAGGATTGATATTATTGTAACCTCTAATAATATAGCCTGTACCTGCACGTTCTACTGAAACGCCACTATATGTTGCCATTTCTAGAGGACTACTAGTATTGCTAAAAACTTTAAAACTTTCTTGAGGGACAAATATACCGTCACGTTCTAGTTGTTGTGTAGGTGAACGACTATCAAGTATTAAGTTAAATTTGTTAGTATCGGTAAAGCCACCAACTTTGAATCCAAGTTGATTTTTTAGATTTGCAAGATTATTTTTATAATCTGTATAAACACTTAACACATCACTAGATACTAAATTATAGATATAATTTACAAGTCCGCAAGTTAATACTCTTGTATCATCTTTATACGTATTTGGTAATTTTGCAATAGACATTTGTATAGGTTTGTTAGTGTCTGAATGTACCCATTGTTTTGCTAAGTTTCTTTGTGTTCTTGATACATCAAAACCTAAGCCCATTACTTTCGCAGGTTTATTCAATAAAAATGCTAATAATACTGCAAAAGGATATTCTGGGCTTCGTCTCCAAGCTGTTTCAACTGGACCGTGATCGCCAAACTTCCAACCATTGACTGCGTCTTTTCTTACAAATCCTCTAATATATCCGCTATCTCTTGGAGATTTTAATTTTCCTTGGCTATCAACTGGAATATGTTTTGTTAAATTAGGTCTAGCATATTTAGGATTGACTAATTCTGCTTTACCAGGTTCTTTAATTCTACCTTCTTCTAAGTCTCTCCATAAAACTAAATTATCACCTGAATACGGAGCAGGGCCATATGTTGCTTCCCACCATGTTGGTTTCATAGTAAACCCTAGCATTTCCCAAGGAGTAGCATTTGGCCTATCTGTCCCGTAAGCATACATATATGCTCCTCTCCAGAACCCAGGCATGTCATTTCCTAAAGGAGTTTTAGCACTTGCATAATTAAATGTAAAACTATCATTAGGGTCATAAAAGTTATGTTCAGTATATTCTGCACCATTAACTAATCTAAGCCATTGATTGAAATCACCTGCTAAACTATTATCTACTTCTGCTCTACTAAATTCATTGGTTGTATGTTCTCCACCTTTAAAGTCATCAATGTTAAGTAAATCTGATGAATAATTAACTTTAATATTGTTAAAAATTCTTCTTTCTAAATCTAATAGTAGCTCATCTCTAAAATCTTTGTAAGCTTTGATATAACTACCATCATGACCCCTAATCATCGCAACACCAATTGGATATTCATCATATGTTAAATCATCTTGAACAGCATGATTAGCTTGTGTGGATGGCATATAAAATATTTGAGACAGACCTTCAAAAACATGTGTATGTGCCGAACCTGTATCAGCACTTGAATCAGAATCTGCAGCAATAGCCTCTTCTTCCGAAGTATATAACGGATAGAACCAGCCAACTTTTCCTTTATGTGATTTTGTAGTTTGATTTTCACAACCGTATAATTTGAAAGGACCAGTTTGATTTGTACGTTGCGATATATAGCTATCATCAATTGTAAGCTCAGGACAATACTTAGGATACAATCCTAACTTTGTTGGTGTAAGAGCGATAAAGCTACCATCAGTAGTTTCGTATTCAAATATTTCAATAATATCGCCTTCAGATTTAGTTACAGTTATTACAGCATATCCATCTGTATTAAATGTATAATCTTTATTGTGTACTAGTTGCTTTCCATTTAAATAAATGTTAATGCTTTTAGCACTAAGAGATGTTAAGTTAAAAGAAGTAGTTATAGGGTACGTTGTAGTTTTTTCATCTAAAACTGTATATTCAATCCTATTTGCATCACCATAACCTAACATATCTGAAAAGTAAAACGGTTCAGACTTTAATTTTTCTTTATTAAGCTCATTTAGTATTTTATCTACATGTTGCTTTATAGGGCCATCATATCCTAAGTTATTCGCTGTTTCTAAAAACTTTCTTTTAAATCTAGAATATTCGTTTTTGGAATACTTAATAGCTTTTACAATATTAAAATCTTTATTTGTAATATGATATAAAGGGACATTAATAGGGCCACTATGTTTAACAAATCGTTTACCAAAATGATCTGTTTCGCCTGAGTCTCTTAAATTACTTCTTCCTGGATATACGCCACTAAAACCTTGTACATCTTCGATCATAGTATCTACATGATCAATAACTTCGCCTAATGTAAATTCAGTTATATCTTCGTTTAGGGGATTTCTTTCTAAGTTATGGGGGAACTCATAGTATCCGTTGGCAGTTTTCTTTGCTAAACTATGTGTTTTTATTTTGACAACTTGATCAACATTTAAATCTTTATTAAACCTAACTACAGCAAATCCATTTGTTCTATCAATTTGATAGTCTTGAAGATGAACTTTTAATTTGTTATCTACGTAAACATTTACTCTTAAGTCATTTAATTCGCCAGCTTTTTCATAAACATCAATTTCAAAATTATTAAGTTTAGTTGAAGTAGCATCATATTGCTTAACGATCATTTGTCTAGTGTTAGTAGGCAAACTACTGAATGCATTAACATAATCAAAAGATGTTAATGATTTATATTTTTTAAGATAACCTGTGTCTATCTTTTGAGTTAATAAATCAGTTTCTGTTTGATATGTAAATTCGTCATTTAATAGATTAAAATTAAAAACTATATCGCCTGAATTAGTAATAGCCCTATAAGTTAAAGGAAATCCTAACTCAGAATCATTGTTACCTATACCTTGTTTATATGAGAATACTTTAGATCCTGCAAAAGTAGTAGATCCATAATAAGCTGTATCACTAAAGCTATTTGTATTAGAGTCAAATACTTCAAACATAGGGTGCTGATTATTTGCTGTTTTTTGTTGTGACTGTACCCATCTAGTTCCATTATAATGAAAGCTAGTACCTGCATATTTTGTACCATTAGTAACTAGTACAGTTTCTAAATTAATAGGATCTGTATCAGTTTCAGGTCTTAAGTTAATTTGACGAACTTTGTTAATTGTTACAAAATTAACTTTATAAATTCTTCCGCCTACTAAATTATCAGTGTCAGCTGTAAATAAAATACGCATACCGTCAGCTAAATCAATACCATCAATATTATATCCTGCTGATCCTTCGATAGTACTAAAGACATCTTTTGTAAAAACATCAATTAAGTCTACGTCAGTTTTAGCAAATACACCAAAGTTGTTTAATTTTAACCCTGCTTCGAATTCAATAATAGGACGTTTTGCTCTGGTTGTTTCATCCAAAGAATTTGGTAACTGATTATATGTTTCGCTTGCAAGAATAACGTCTTTATGATACCAACAATTATAACGACTCCATGCGTTTCGATCTGGGCTGGCTCTGTTGACAGTAATATAATCTTTTTTCTCAGCAAATGCTTTCGCATCAGCAAATGGTAATGCATCAAATGCATCAGTATCAAAAGGTATTAACTTATCAGTTGAATATGCTGCAGGAATAATTAAGTCTTTATCATTTATAAGCTTAATCTTATCACCAACGCCCTCGACATACCATTGATTATTATCATATTTTGCTGGGGTTACTTCGCCTTGAAATTCAACTTTCATTCCGTTTGATAATACTACACCATTTGCACTTGTATAAGTTTTTTTGCCTAATACTTCATCAGTGATATTAATTGCAGAATTTTCTGCGATATCATAAATTTTAATAAGTCCGCTAGTATCAACATTATTTTTACTAATATAATACAACCTGCTTGGAGCATTTTCTGGAACAGTAAATTCTATTGTACCTTCATCAACATAAACAACCGAAATTGTTTCGCCTTCTTTTCCATACTTTGTTATTCCTGTTGGGTACAATGTACTAACGTTTTCATCTGCTTCAAAAGTAACAGATCCGCTACTAGGTAATACTACAAAGTCTCCCTGATCATAGTTATTTCCATATAATGCACCATCAAACTGACCATCAGCTCTAATTCCTTCACTACCGGCAGTTAGTATTGCAGATCCTGGCGTAAATGTTCTTGATATTGAAAACGCTATAGGATGTCCTGGTGTGTTAATTTCGAATCTATACGTTTGTCCTTTGTATAATTTAATTGTAGGATTACGAGTTAATCCGTCATTGAAAACATATGCAACATTATCACCTTGATCTTCTGTAGTAACAGTATATGTGCTAACTATTTCTTTACTTTGTCCTCGGACTGCAACTGTGCTCGGGCCATTTGGTAACCAATAGTACTCACGAAAGTTTACAAACTTGTCCCAGTCAATATTAGGATTCCAACCGTAAGATTCTTGATTATTAATTCTACTATGATTATCTTTATTTGCGCCGAACGAACCTAACTGGTTCATATAATCATTATAATCTTTATAAAAAATTACATTATCTAAATTATCTTTAATTACTGCCGCAGGCTCTAACTGATAATTATTTCTATCAGCACTTACATCTCCAATATAATTGTCTTTGGGAGTATATGCTTTTGCAGTTTCTCTACCAATGTAGCCGCTAAGTTTTTCTGCGACACCAGGTTGTATTAATTGATCTAATGTACCTTGTAAAAATTTTCTATTAGCTTCTGTTCTAAAAAATTTAGGTAAAAACTCAACACTTATATTTTTAACCTTTGCACCAGGAACCGGTAAAGGGCTCTCGTTTTGGAAATTATTGTAAGCCATTAGTAGCTAGATCCTCCACCACCGGAACCACTTGATCCTGAACCACTTGAACTGCTTGAGCTACTTGAGCTACTTGAACTTGTATTCAGCCCGCCTCCTGCTGATGCTGATGTAACTGCTGTAGCTGAAGATGCCGAACTAGTTATTCCTGAAGTTGTGTTGGTAGCCGTAGAAGCTGTAATTACTGTACCGCTAGACTGTATTTCTTTAGCTGTAATTTCACTTATAGTTTGTATATCTGCAACTGTAGCAGCACTAATAAAAATTTCATCTGGTTCTGATTTTATTTCAAACAAACTACCAAATGATTGAGTACCTTGATTTGGAACTATAAGTATTGATGCTAACTTAGGAGTTAGTTCTGTCATAATATATGCACTAAGTTCTTGAAAGTAAAATGTTTCTCCAAAATCCCAATTATCTATAGTAAAAAATCTGTTTATTGCTTCAACAATATCTGATTTTAATTCATTATCGTTTGTTACTATATCTTTGTTTTTAACAATTTTAAATTTCACTTGTAAATCCGCCGGTGCTTTGCTTCCAAATAATATTTTATATTTTGCAGGATAGTAAATAACTTCGTCACTAATACTTTTAATCTTGTCAATCTGAGCTCCATAACTCCTATATAACTCATCATTACTTTGAGGGAAAGGTTGTGTTGCTATTTCACCTGTAATAAATTTTCTAATATTAGTATCATATGTTTTTGTTAGCAAGTAAGTATCAATTAAGTTACTTGCACTTGGGTCAATTCTATAGTTACTATCTGCAACATGTACATAATGAAATTTTAATCCACCTCTTCCTACATATGCTTTATAATCAGAACTTATTGTAGTATTGTTTAAAGATTTGTTTAATACTTTAAAAATTTTTTCATCTTCTAAATAAAATGCTTGCCCTTCAGTTCTTGTACTAAAAGGTGCTATTCCTGCTTCGTTAGCAACTATAGTAATTTCATTTAATTTATTATCAAAATATTTAAAGTCTTGTACACCATCTGTAGTAGTATACTTTTTTTGAAAAATAGTTTTTTGTGCTGTTGTTACTGTGTCAGGAGAGACTATTTCGTCGAATAGTTCAGGATTATCTACTACGCCGTCATCATCAAGATCAATGAACTGTACTTCAATTTTACGAGAATCAACATATCCGTCTGGATCCCTATAAGCATTAGATACCGACCATGAAAAATCTTTTGTAAATGAATTTACACTAGCTGGTTTATTATTAATATTTAAAATATCAATTTTATCTCTAACTATTTGTCCAGTTGACGGACTATAAACTTTGTCAATTCCGTCAAAATAAAATCTAACTTCATCTGCACTTTCTATAACGTATTTTAAATTTCTATATGTTATAGTATAAGTTTCTCCATCTGTTTTAAAAAATAAAAACCAGCTAGAATCTAGATTTTGCCCTGTAGTATCTCCAGTTTTTCCTGTTGAAAAATCTAATAAAGTATTAAGATTTTCGTTAGTAATTA